CATTGCATGGTGCCGGGTGCCTCCCGGTGAGTTCAGTATCAGCACCTGAACCCGCACAGAAAGGATAAGGGTCGGTGACAAAACACCAGTTGCTGATTGCCCCTCCGCACAGGGGGATTCACCATGCCAGTTTCTTTTAACAAACTCCCCGCAAACCAGACAACAGTCAACCGCCTGAATTGTGAGGCATTTAAAAATTTCAACGGGTAACTGATACCCTGCTAATCGCCTGATGCTTTCTTTTTCAGCAACGGGAAAGCAACAACCACCACACCCGCCACCAGCACACCGTCAGCCAGCACTGACATTATCCGGCTGCTGAAGTCCACCATCACCACCAGAAACAGCAGGAGCGCAACCACAGCCAGACGCATTTTTACCGTCACAGATGATTCTCCAGACGAAGGCCCAGGACACCGGCAATCTCTTCCAGCACCTTGCGCTCTTCCGGCTCTATTTCGCCGTCTGCTTCGGCAATGGCCACCGCCACATCCAGCACGTCTTCCGCTTCACGCGTATCGTGTTTCACATCCTCGATCTCACGTAACGCCGCTCGACGACCAATTTTAAAGTTCGTATCCAGCTGACCGATAATGGTTGCGCTAATCGCATTAATTTCTGACGTAAACGCGGACAACGCAGGCTGGTTACGCAAGACCTGCTCGATCTTCGCTTTCTCTGAAGCCTCACATTCACCATCTGCATAGGCCACCAGATAGGCAGCATTAATAACCGCCTGTGCCAGATCACGTTTCTCAAACTTTTTAATTTCCACTGCCGCTCGGCGGGCTTTTTTACCAAAAATACCAAACATCGTGACGTTCCTTTGGGTGGGTGAGCCAACGCCCGGGAGCGATCTGCCCACAGAGAAAGTCACACTGACCACTCCGTAAGCTCACCCCCGAAAGGCTCTGTGGTTGATATGCGCCGGGCGTGGCGCAGATACAAAAAAAGCCCGCCGAAGCGAGCCTGATAATAAATCTGGAGCGGGTAGCGGGAATCGAACCCGCATCATCAGCCTGGAAGGCTGAGGTAATAGCCATTATACGGTACCCGCATATGGTGCCGGCTACCGGAATCGAACTGGCGACCTGATGATTACAAGTCAGTTGCTCTACCATTGGAGCTAAACCAGCATGTTTGGCGGGACAGCGTGGACTCGAACCACGATAAGAAGGTTAACAGCCTTCCGTAATGACCTTTATACGACTGACCCAAATAAAAAAAGCCACCGTTGCAACTTAAGAGTCACTAACGGCAGCATATGCCAATAGTGTTGCTCATTTGCTCAATGATGTCAACACGTCCTATGCTACATGTTTAATTTTCTCTACACGTTTCCGGTTTTTAAACGCACTATCCAGAACCGGGTAAATCATAAACAACGAGGCATTAAGGATTTCGTCAACTTCCCGTCGACAGGTTGCGAGCGATGGTTTTTGAATGCGCCCGCCGCCCCGGCATAACATCTTGCGAGGTCTTGCGACGCAATGATAGTAAGATGCAATGGCGTGCCTGGAAGAACCATGAGCGTAGTAGCTGAGGAGGATGCCGAAGGCTTTCTTGTCAATGTACATGACGGAATCGACGACCTGAGAAATCAACATTCCATCATCATCATTACACATTGGCCTTGTCATAACTCTTCCCGGCTCTACGCTCTCCATGAACTTCGCTATTACGCTGCTCATGCGCTTTTCCAGACGACCTGAATAAACCCATGCGCCCCACAGTTCAAGCCAGCCATTCAGCCACTCGTGCTGTTCTTTGGTGAGGTTTAGTTCTCTTATGCCCACGCGCCTTCTCCCTGTACCTGAATCAATGTGAGGTTTCCGCAGAACACTGCGCCGGTATCGATATACATCTGGTTGGCAAACTTGAGTGGTTTCACTGCTGGCGTATGACCAAAGATGAACGTGTCCGCGCCTTTAATTTCTTTCACGATCCCGTCTTGTGAGTTGCCGATTCGTTCGCGGTTCCAGATTACCTGCTGAGGATCAACTGGCTTTCCAAATTCGTATTCGTTACAAGGATAATCGGCGTGGCAAATGACATATTTTTTATCTTTGCTCACCAGTTCGATGATTAACGGAAGTTCTTCTGCTTTATGGGCAAGAGCTTTAGCCAGAATCTCTTTGTCGTAATCGAGATTGAAGAACCAGCCACCGCCATTAAGCAGCCAGTGATTAACGTTTCCACGCTCTGATAAGCCATCAATCATCATTTGCTCATGGTTTCCACGTACAGCTCTGAACCAGGGGAATGTGATTAATTCCAGACATTCGACGTTCTCTGTACCGCGATCAACCAAATCGCCAACCGAGATGAGCAGGTCTTTTTTGTTGTCGAATCCAATCGTATCCAGTTTGTTCATCAGGTTCGTGTAGCATCCGTGCAGGTCGCCAGCTACCCAAATATTTCGGTATTTGCTGCCATCAATTCTTTCGTAGATATTCATGCAGCCTCACTTCTGCTATTTCGCAGTTTTTTAAGTTTCTGTTGGTACTCTTCCTTGATCGCCTTGCACTCTTCGACAGTCCAGCGATGGCGGTTATGGTTTGATTCGATTTCATCTACTGCTTCCTGCCCGATGCGGCTAATCAGTTCGACGCGATACGGAACGAGATTTCCGCTTTTGTGCTGGTTGCACACCACGCATTGCTTGTGAATATTGCGTTCATCAAATCGGAGTTGAGGTGCCGCAGCAGTTGTCCGGTAATGTCCGGCATCCCACTGAGCAGACGTGAGCGTTCCGCACGAGATACATGGTAAGTCGCGGTCTCTTTCTCTGATGAAGGCGTTTACGGCTTGTTGGGCTTGTTTAATCCAGTAACTGCGGGGCTTTAAGGCGAGTTTTCGAATCTTCAGTTTATCTTTCTGTTTCTGCTCCTCTCGTCGTCGTTTCTTCTCTGCTGCTTTTTCCGCTTTTTCGCGTTCTTTACTTCGTCGTTCGAGTGCTAATTGAGTTCCGTGTTCCGGGCAGCACCACCACTGATTTGAGAATGCCGGGTGAAACCATTCTTTGCATATTTTGCATTTCCTTCGCGCTGGTTTAGCCATTAAGCAGCCTCCCCTGTTACTTTCAGCATTCCGTTATCGAGCAGCTTTCTGGTCAGCCACTGTTGACCACGCCCGGTGATTTTTGTGGTGAACGATATCTGTATTCCGTGATTTGTGTTGACCGCTGTTTCTTTCACTGTGAAATAGCCGCGCTCCATATATTCCTGCATTGGCACATTGCGCCGGGCACCTGAAGTAATAAGGATTTTGTGATCGCGCATCCACGCAAACAGTTTGTTTGGACCAATTCCAACAACCTTTGCATAGTTTCCAATCAAAATTCCGCTGGCCTCGCCAACGCGATCGGCAAACTCAACTTTAGGTGCTGCGAGAGCAAGCTGTTTCTCCAGTTCAGCCTTCTGGTCTTCAAGGTCGGCCGCAAGGCGCAATGCCTCAGAAAAGGTTTGTGGTATTTTCGCGGTTGCCCCTTCGAGTTCTCGCCAACGGTCAACAAGACGAGCGGTGAACTCTGGCGACAACTGAGCAACGACAATAATGCTGTCGCGCTTACCTTGTTCGCCCTCAAAAACGTAAGCATCTACGCCACGAAGTAATCCTAAGTTATTGATTTTTTCGAAAACCACCATTGGGGGATTTCGGATCACACCTCGAACCGCCAGTCGTTCAATGGATTGTTTCACCTTGTCATGACGACTTCCCACCAACTCAGCGATTTCAATGCTTGTCATTTTGATGACGTTGCTATTTATCAGCTCGTTCATTGTCATGTCCTCTCATATTGAAAATTCAGCAATAAAAAACCCAGCCGAAGCTGGGTTTGTTAAGTTGTCAATTGTCAGTAGCGATGCAGTGAAGGCGGCAACTCTTTGCTCTTAAGCCTTACCCATGCGGAAAGATTCGTTGGTCCATCTGGCTCATTAATATCAACATCTCGTGTGTGATTGATTAAAACGTCTCTCGCCATTCCAATAACATACGAGAACTCATGACCGTAGTTGTAGCACCTGTCAGAATAGTTCGATTGAATTTGCTTTAGCGCCGGATACAGTTCGCGGAATAATGCCTGTGAACGGTTAGCATAATCCCATAGCCATACAAGGCTGTTTGCTTCTTTTGCGGAAAGTCCGTTGAGCTTCTTCTCTTGTTTGCCAGTATTTTTCTCGCACTGGCTGAAATAGCAGTCTTCCAGTTTTTCGAACACTTCCCACGCCTGATCAGTTTCGAGCATTTTTGCGTGACGGGCTGCGCCTCGTTCTGTCCAGAGGATGAGGGAGCGAACATTGCGGGCGATTTTCACAGAGTAACTTTCTGTTACCTCGCGGCTAACAGACTCGCTTAAAGATAGTCTGTGCTTGAACTCACGTAGTTCATTCCCTTCCAACTTAAAGAAATGTTTTCCCTGTACAAATCGCGCAGAGTTACGGGAAAAATTCATTTTTATATTGACTGTTTCAGTGCCATACAATTGCGCCAATAATTCTGTAGTAATTACGGGGATCTGGTTGTAGGCAATTGGGGAAAGAGTTTCAACGGAAATTTGAGTCGCCATGACAACGCCCTCTGGTTGATGAATTTAACTATCACCACCGTCAGGTGCAAATCTTTGGGTGGTGAGACGTACAGGGTTTGCACTACCGGATCAACCAACCGGCGAGCCTTTCGGCTCCCCCATACGCCCCACCATAATTCAGATGTGCGTGTGCTTACGACAACAAAAAACACGCTCGCGGCGTGTGTCTGTCGCGGTTGAATATCCGGGGTGCAAATCCCGACGCCAGATTTTGCTGGCGCGTGAGGAATATAGCCCCGAATAAATCATCACGTCAATCACCTTGTTTTCCTCGCACGATGTCTTAGCCACCGGATATCCCACAGGTGAGCCGTGTAATTGAAGGTTTTAACGTCAGATTCTTTTGGGATTGGCCTGGGTTTATTTCTGGAGCGTTTCGTTGGAAGGTATTTGCAGTTTTCGCAGATGATGTCGGTGATACTTCGTCGCTGTCGCCTCATGCCGCCCTCCTGACGCCCTGCCCGATCGCCATCAATGCCGCTTTGGATACGGTAGTAAACATCCGTCGAGGACTGATGAACGGTCGCCAAATCAGCAGCATGGAACCTTTGCTGTTTCCCTTCTTCTCCAGCCCTGTCGATGGTTCGATAAAATTAATCCGTCCATCAGTGATGATGCGAACTTCGTCAACACTCTCCAGAGCCTTACTGAACCATCCGACAGACATATCCTCTGGCACAAGCATCACTACCGTCTGTCGTTGTTGTATGCACTGCTCAGCGGCTTTTTCCACCCACGGCCTGATATTGCTGTACGGTGGGTTATTCCAGATTGCACCGTGGCTTACCCACTCAGAATTGAGCGCGTCGTCGGCCTCAGTTAGCCAGTGAGCACACAGAGCATTTTTGTCGCTCGCTGCCGAATCCAGCCAGAATCCAAACTCAATATCCAGTGCATCAAAAAGCCAAAGCGGCGTTTGCCAGCAGTCCTTGTCGTGTGCTGGCGTATTTGATTTGATAGTCATGCAGCCTTCCCTTTTCGTTGTGACCATTCATACTCTCGCCAGGAGTCATCACTCCACCGCACGTTGCGCTCTGAGCCGAACCAGAACATGATTTCGATAAGCTCAGTCATGTTGGCCTTTCGCATTTTGCTGGTACGCACACCAAGCATGACAACGCCACCGTCGATACCAGGCACACTTCGTTGCTCCAGTTTTTTGGTCTTAAGCCACAGGGCAGTGAACAGGTCTTTCCAGTCTTCCGGCGCCAGCCGTTGACCATGCCATAGCACCTGACGCGAAACATCGTTCAGCATCGGCCACATACGGTCATTCTGCGCTTTGCTGCGCTTGGGTTCTTTAACGTGGACTTCGTGGGGTGACTTGTCGTCGATGGGTAGTGAGAGAATGGCGTCTATGGCGTTATTTCTGATTGCTTCGTTGCGAAGCAGAAAGGTTTGCTTCATCTCCTGCTCTCCGGTTCCATTTTTCAGCCGCCGCAGCAACTGATGGTGCCCATGCCCCCCTGGCTTCACAGAGGTCACATTCTGCATAGCCCCACACATCAATATTTATTCCGGCCTCAACCCACAGACGAGCATTACCGCCGCAAAACGGACATTCTTTTAGCTTTGGCTGGGTTAATGATAGGTCGCTCATGCTCACTCCTTCACTTTAAATCCAGACTCCGGATAATTCTGTTGCGCTGAAACTCATTGTTGAGTTTGAACAACCGTCGAAGAACACGGTCACGCGGATAGCGTCGTGCGGCAGGTGAATGCTCATACAACTCATCAAGCGGCAAACTGGACGATGAACGATACCGATACCAACGCACCAACTCTTCACGAAAATTAGCCCTGACAAGCTCAGCTATCGTACTCATTTCTTAAAGCCTCCAATTACTCTTCCCCAAATAAAAAGGCCTGCGATTACCAGCAGGCCTGTTACAAGCTCAGTGATGTAGATGGTCATCTTTTAACTCCATATACCGCCAATACCCGTTTCATCACTGCACTCTGGCGACACTCCTTAAAAATCAGGTTCGTGCTCACCTTTCCTTCCCGTTCTTCCCTGGTAGCAAACCGGTAATACACCGTTCGCCAGACCTTACCATCAATGACAAGGATTCCTGCCCGCGCCATTTTAGCCGCAGCCTGATTTATACTGGTTACGGTTGCGCCTGTTACCGCGGAAACGTCCTGTGCACAGAAGTTCTTATGCGCCACGAGGTAATGAATAATTGCCTCTTTGCCCGTCATACACTTGCTCCTTTCAGTCCGAACTTAGCTTTAATTTCTGCGATCTTCGCCAGAGCCTGTGCTCGATTTAGAGGTCTGCCGCCCATGACAGGAAGTTGTTTTACTGGTTCAGGTATCGTCTCACCACGGTTAATTCGTGCTATCATACAGGTCAGTTCATCGGCAGCCTTGCGCCGTAATTCCGCGTCAGTCAGCGCATTGGCCCGCATGTTCTGGTACAGGTTGGTAACCAGCCAGTAGTGCGCGTTTGATTTCCACGGATAAGACTCTGCATCCGGATACAGGCCACGCTTCCGGCAATACTCGTAAACCATATCAACCAGCTCGCTGACGTTTGGCAGTTCGGCGATAACGGATGCTTCTTCCCGGCACCATGCAACAAACTGCCCGGGTGATGGAAGAAATGGTCGATTCTGCCGACGGGCTACGCGCATTCCTGCGTTAACCTGTTCCATCGAGGTGATCCCGTTTTCCCGGAAAGCCAGAACCCACTGGCGGCGGATTTCATTCAGTTCGTTCTGGTCCCGGTTAGCCAGACTCGCCGGGAAAGTTGCCAGTAACTGGCTGAACACACCGTTGATGATCTGCGCTACCTGTTGTACCTGCGGCTTTTCGTCGTACTGTTCCGGCATGTTGTTGGCGATCCGACGCATCTGCTCACGGTCAAAGTTAACCATCTGTGCGGCGATGTTTTT